CCACAGGCAAGCCATCTGAGTACCATACTCTCGACGGCAAGTCTGTATCTAAGATACCGTTCGACAGTATCAACGCCGCAAAAGAATACCTGAGCATGTTCAAGGATACTTCTGGAAAGAAGATCTACGGGCTCAACAACTTTCAGTACGTATTTCTTAATGATGAGTATCCAGGCGAAGTAGAGTACGACGCGTCTCTCGTATCAGTCGTGAGCATCGACATCGAGACTGACTCGAGCGGAAGCTTTCCAAATATAGCAACTGCTGACAAAGAGATCACCGCTATAACGGTATCTAAGAACGGCCGAAAGATCGTCCTAGGTCAGCGCTTCTATAAGTCAAAGTCACCCAACGTTCAGTACTTCATGTGCAAGGATGAGAAAGATCTTCTCAATAAGTTCCTTACTATATGGAATCACGATGACTGGAAGCCAGATGTTATAACAGGCTGGAATATCGAGATGTTTGATATTCCTTATCTCGTTAATCGCATCCGCAGTATCCTCGGTGAGAAAGACGTTAAGATGATGTCTCCTTGGGGTGTCGTCTATGAGCGCGAGATCACTCGAGGTAAGTCGGGCGGTAAGTCAGTCGAGAACAGGGTTGATATCGTCTATGATCTTGTCGGCATAGCAGTGCTCGACTATCTCCAGCTCTACAAGAAGTTCTCATTCACGAACCAAGAGTCATACAAGCTCGATCACATTGCGTTTACCGAGCTCGGAGAGAAGAAAGTCGACTACTCTGAGTATGGATCGCTTAATGATCTATATGAGAAGAACTTCGAGCTGTTCATCGACTACAACATCAAGGACGTAGAGCTCGTCGACCGACTCGAGGAGAAGCTCGGGTTAATCAAGCAGGTGTTTGCTCTGGCCTACGACGCCAAGGTCAACTACGTAGACGTGCTGACCACCGTGCGACCATGGGATGTCATCATCCACAACTATCTGATGAGCAAGAAGATAGTCATACATCAGTTCAAGCCGGGCGACTCTGACTTTGAGCTTGTCGGCGGTCACGTCAAGGACCCGCAGATCGGCATGCACAAGTGGGTTGCGTCTTTCGATTTGAACTCGCTGTACCCGCACTTGATCATGCAGTACAACATCAGTCCAGAGACATTCATCAAGAAGATCGACGGCTTTGATTCCGTTGATAAACTTCTTTCCAAGAGTGATCTTCATCCCGATCGTCGACACGACTGGTCTTACGCCGCAAACGGCTGTGTCTATCGAAAGGACAAGCAGGGATTCCTGCCCGAGCTGATGGAGAAGATGTACAATGATCGCGCAAAGTACAAGAACCTCATGCTCGACGCAAAGAAGAGATATGAGACAACAAAGTCTAAGAAAGATGAGAATGACATCGCACGATACCACAACCTGCAGTTAGCCAAGAAGATCCAGCTGAACTCGGCTTACGGCGCGCTAGGCAACCAGTACTTTCGTTGGTTTAACTTCGACCACGCAGAGGCCATCACCAAGTCGGGACAGCTTTCTATTCGCTGGATCGAGAAGAAGATCAATGAGTATCTCAATAAGATGCTAAAGACAGACGAGGACTATGTCATCGCATCTGACACCGACTCGATCTACGTCAACATGGAGAGAGTAGTCAGCGCTGTATATCCAAACGGTGGCGAGGACTCGGTTATAGTAGACGCGCTCGATAAATTCATCGAGGCAAAGATCCAACCCTATATGGATAGGTGCTATCAAGAGCTCGCTGAAATGATGGGTGCATACCAGCAGAAGATGACGATGAAGCGCGAGTCTATTGCCAACAAGGGTATATGGATCGCAAAGAAGATGTACATGCTAAACGTCTGGGATAATGAGGGCGTCCGCTACTCAGAGCCAAAGCTCAAGGTAATGGGCATCGCGTCAGTTAGATCATCGACACCAGCTGCGGTTCGCGTTGCACTTAAGAAGGGTATCACGCTTATCATGGATACAGATCAGGAGTCTGTTATCCAGTACATCAATAAGTTTCGCGATGAGTTTCATTCGCTTCCCTTCGAGCAGGTGGCTTTCCCGCGCGGCATCAAGAACATGCGAAAGTATCGCGACTCATCACAGATCTACAAGAAGGGCACACCAATTCAGGTGAAGGGCGCTCTCATATATAATAAGCTCATTGAGAAATTCGGCAACAAATACCAGCCGATCTCCGATGGCGACAAGGTTAGGTTCGCGTATCTCAAGATGCCTAATCCCATTCACGATACTGTTATCGCCGTTCCAGATGAGATGCCAGATGAGTTCAATCTAAATCAGTTCATCGATCGCGACATGCAGTTCGACAAGGCATTCCTAGAGCCATTGAGGTCTATCTTAGACGTTATCGGCTGGGACACTGAGAACAGATCAACACTAGAAGATTTCTTTAGCTGAGGATAGTACTATGGAAGAAGATGACTTTGGCTTTTCATTTGCCACAGAAGAAGACATGAAGTCAAATGACGATAGAGCTGATAAGCTCAGGAAGATGATCATGCCTCTCTTGAATAATCTTAAGAAGAATCCAGAGAAGGAGATGATCGTCTGGCCTGATCGAGTTAAGAAGATAGACGACTTCATAAAGAAGATGAATAAAGTGGTAGATGGTTAAAATAGTTGTTTACAATAATTCATTAATGTGGTATATTAAACAATACGAAGATATAAGGAGTATACATGAGTTCTTTCTTTCGCAATTTAGTTGAGCAGATCAAAGATGAAGACACCACAATCGCAGCCGACGGCAAGGGCGCGGCAGAGTTCTCTGGGACAATTGACTCGGGCAGCTACATCCTCAATGCCGTGCTCTCTGGAAGTCTCTATGGTGGGGTGCCCAACAATAAGATCACTGCGTTCGCAGGCGAGTCTGCAACCGGCAAGACGTTCTTCGTACTCGGCATCGTAAAGTCATTCCTGGATAAAAATCCAAATGCAGGCGTAGTCTACTACGACACCGAGGCGGCTGTCACACGGTCCATGATGGAAGATCGCGGGATTGATACTCAGCGAGTTATTCTCGCTCAGATGGATACTGTCCAGAAGTTCCGCCATCACGCACTCAAGATGATCGAGTCCTATGAGAAGACAAAAGAAAAAGATCGCCCGCCGATGATGTTCGTACTCGACTCGCTCGGTCTGCTTTCGTCTACAAAAGAAATGGAAGATACTCAAGAGGGTAAAGAGACTCGCGACATGACGAAGGCCCAGATCATCAAGGCCACATTCCGCGTCTTGACTCTGAAGTTGGCTAAGGTCGGCGTGCCGATGATCGTCACCAATCACGTCTACGCTTCTATGGGATCTATGTTCCCGACCAATGAGATCGCCGGCGGCTCGGGTCTCAAGTACGCAGCGTCAACTATCGCCATGCTCTCTAAGCGCAAGGAGAAAGAGGGCAACGAGGTTATTGGTAACGTCATCCACGTCAAGATGTATAAGTCTCGACTATCTAAGGAGAATAAGATGGTCGACGTACTCCTCACGTATAAAGATGGTCTCGACCGCTACTACGGGCTTCTCGAGCTCGCCGAGCGCCATGGTATCTTCAAGAAGGTAAGCACTCGCTTCGAGATGCCAGACGGAACTAAGGTGTTCGGTAAGACTATCAACGATAATCCTGAGAAGTACTTCACTGAAGTAGTGATGGCGCAACTCGAGGCGGCCGCCAACAAAGAGTTCAGGTATGGTACCGGTGATGAACCGGTTGAGTACGACCCGGAGACCGGTGAGGTACACGAAGAAGAGGCTAATTAATGTCGATTGAAAAGATTATCTTTAGTAATCTTATACATAATGAAGAGTACGGCAGGAAAGTAATTCCGTTCTTAAAACCGGAGTACTTTCTTGACCATACTGATAAGATCATCTTTGAGACTATCAATGACTATGTAAACAAGTACAACAGCTTCCCGACAAAGGAAGCTCTATCCATCGACATGTCCAATAAGGTCGGTGGACTAAGCGACTCACAGCACAAGATGGCTCAGGATAAGATCGACTCTTACGAGACATCTGAGCAGTCTAGCATGAACTGGCTTCTAGACCAAACAGAGAACTTCTGCAAGGACAAGGCGGTCTACAACGCGATCATGAACTCAATTCAGATCTTGGATGACAAGACTGGAAAGCAGTCTGCTGGAGCTATCCCGCAGATCTTGAGCGACGCACTCGGCGTCAGCTTCGACACTCATATCGGTCACGACTTCCTAGAAGACGCCGATAGTCGATATGAGTTCTACCACCAAAAACTAAACAGAGTTCCGTTCGATCTTGATTACTTCAATCAGATCACGAACGGCGGGTTACCCAACAAGACGCTCAACATTGCACTCGCGGGCACTGGCGTCGGCAAGTCGCTCTTCATGGGCCACTGCGCTGCGGGTAACCTAACCAAGGGGCAGCGAGTGCTCTACATCACTATGGAAATGGCCGAGGAGGAGATCGCCAAGCGTATTGACGCAAACCTCCTCAATGTGACGATGGACGAGCTCTCGCTGCTACCAAGGGATCTATACGACAAGAAAGTAGAGAAGGTAAGGTCTAAGACGGTCGGCAAGCTGATCATCAAGGAGTACCCAACTGCCTCAGCTGGCTCTGCCAACTTCAGGCATCTACTCAACGAGCTCAAGCTCAAGAAGAACTTCACGCCGGATATTATCTATATCGACTACCTTAATATCTGCATGTCTTCTCGACTTAAGTTCAGTGCTAACGTAAACTCGTACACCTACATCAAGGCCATCGCCGAGGAGCTCCGCGGCCTAGCCGTCGAGTTCAACGTTCCGATTATGTCTGCAACTCAGACTACTCGTACCGGCTACTCCAGCTCTGATGTCGGTCTCGAGGACACATCCGAGTCATTTGGTCTTCCGGCAACGGCCGACTTCATGTTCGCACTTATCTCCACTGAAGAGCTGCAGGGCTTAAATCAGCTCATGGTAAAGCAGCTCAAGAATCGCTATAATGATCCGGCAATGAACAGGAGGTTCGTGATTGGTATCGACAGGTCTAGGATGAGACTGTACGACACAGAGCAGTCTTCTCAGTCTGATCTTCTAGACGGCCCGGTATTTGACTCTACCGGTTTCGGCGACGAGGATAAAGAGAGAGGCAAGAAGGGTAAGAAGTTTGACAAAGCTAAATTTGCGGGGTTTAAGTAATGAACTATAAAGTTATTCAAAAGAAGAACACGTACGCTATCGTCGAGAAGTCAACGGACCATATCGTTGCCTTTGGTGTAGAAAAAGAAATGAAAACACGCTGTCGCTTCTTGAATCTAGGTGGGGCTTTTGATGGCTGGACTCCGTCTTTTGTATTGAAAAAAATATTTGTAGAAAAGTTTGAAAATACTGTTTCTGGTTATAAATAATGTATGCACATATCTTGTGAATACTTCGACGCGTTTGTGCCTGCAGCACAAGAGGCAAGCCGCGAGGATTGGAATTGACAGGTCGCCAGTATACGGTAGGTGGGGTTCCTCCTGTCCACGTCGTAAAGGGAAGCTCTTAGGGGCTTCCCTTTTTTATTATATAAATATTGAGAACAATCTAACTTCCATGAGGCTTACGACATGATACCATTTAAGCAATTTATTCTATCTGAGGCAAGAGTAATAAAGCCAAAGAAAGAAAAAGAGAAAAGTTTTAACTTAAACGATGCTAAAGGTAAGCTATTTGAGATCTTAACTGGATCGCATCTCCACAGTGGAACTCACCCAAAACACGGTGGACCTAATGAAATGCTGCAGCATTTCAGAGATGAAGAGGGCAAGACACCAAGCGATATCCACGATAAGATCAAGACAGAATTAGATGCAAGATATCCTGGTATGTATGATCAGATCGCAAAGCATTCTGCACAGGCCGCGGCCAATATAAGACAGCAACTTGCTGCAGCTGGACATCATACCATTCATCACGGTGCTTGGACTTCTCAGCCTTCAGATCACGAGAGCTTTACCGGCAAGAAAGATACAAACAGTGATGCCGATGTTATGCTTCAGACTAACAAGGGACCTGTAGGTATAAGCTTAAAATACGGTACTATGAAGACACCTAATCTTAGAAATAATGGATTTGAAACACTAGCCAGAATGTCCGGAGCAAATGAATCAGATCTGGTTAGCCACAGAGATAGACACGCAAAGCGTCTTAAAGAGCTTGGTATCGACAGTCATGATACCTTTAAGAGATTTAGAGACAGTCAGAATCCTAAAGAAAGACAAGCAGCCGCTGACGCTGAAAAGTCTGCTGGTGAAGTTCAAAGAAACGTAGCTGGTGCTCTCACAAAGAGTCTTGCAAAAAAGAATACTAATGATCTCAAAAATTATGTTAATGATATCGTTGCACCTAAGACTACCTTTCAGCATTTTAGATATCACGGCCAAGTTGGAAGAAATGGTGTAGATTTATCTCATCACATGAATGACGTTCAAGACGCACGCAATACTCTCAATGATTATGAAGAGCTCAGGACTGCTCCACATAGCGGAGGTATTAGTGTAAAGATAGAAGGTAGAAGAAAAGGTGAGTCTGACTTTACTCCCGTGTTAACACAGGGAATTAAAAAGGGGAGCGGCCCTACAAAGGGATTTAACTCTACTACTCAAGCGCCTTATCTAACAAGAAAGCCAGTTGTTAATAAGTCATCGGTGCTTCCCACTAAAAATAAAGTAAAGCTACCTTCTTCAGGAATGCACGGCGGTTCTCAATTTAGTTCAGATGAAGAAAGTCTAGGTAGATGATTAGTTTTAAGAGATTTATATTAGAACAAGAAGAAGCTTCTCCTGAGGGTCAAAAGCTAAAGCACCTAGAGCACTTAAATCGCCTGCCTATAACTGGCGGTAATGAGGGTGTTTCTAGAGCATCTGACTCACTAGATGCAGTTGAGTCGATTGTCAAAGGTAAGAAGCCAAGAGGCGGCAGGCACTCGCTTACAACTAAGTACGATGGCGCTCCATCTATAGTCTATGGGCATCACCCAGAGACAGGTAGGTTCTTTGTAGCCAGTAAGTCTGCCTTCAATAAGAATCCAAAGATCAACTACACGCCAGAAGATATCGAGAGAAATCACGGGCATGCCCCAGGACTAGTTGAGAAGCTCAAGGCCGCACTTGAGAACTTGCCTAAGATCATGCCTAAGCCAAAGAAAATTGGTAATCGCTATCCAGACCAAGTCTATCAGGGAGACGCGATGCACTCTGGAAAGAAAGATATTGAGACAAACGGCGACGAGGTTTCTTTCCAGCCAAACACGGTGAGATACAAGCTGCCTAAGAACTCAGGCGAGGCTCAGAAAGCACTGCGCTCTAAGTTCGGTATAGTAACTCACACGAGATACAAGGGCAACAGCCTAGA